AAGCGAGTTTGTGCCACCCACAATTCAAAGGCAGTTACAAGCATATCGTGATGGTGGCAAGATGGATTTTGAGCAGTTTGAGGCCTTGCGCACCAATCTAGCAACTGAAATAAGAAAAGCTGATCGTGCTAATGACGGAAACGCATCAATGGCCCTTTCTATTATTAGAGACTCTTTAGAGGCTTTACCGTTAACTGGTGAGGCTGCCGCATTAAAACCATTGGCAGATGCTGCTAGAACGGCAGCTAGAGAGCGTTTTGAAGCGCTTAAACGAGATCCAGCCTACAAGGCAGCCGTAGACGATAAGGTTGCCCCAGAGAACTTTGTTGAGACTTTTGTACTAAGCAAGGGCAAGGGAACGGAAAAAAATGTCCAAACCATGATGGATGCCCTTGGCAAAGGGACCGATGGCCAACACGCAGTTGCAGCCAACATTATTGAATATTTAAGAAGCAAATCGGTAGATCAACAAGGCAACTTCTCTCAAGCTGCTTATAACAAGGCGCTTCAAGAGTTAGACCCCAAATTGCAAAACATTTTTGATGGCAAATCGGCTCAAACCCTTAGAGATTTAGGCGAAGTAGCCCGCAAGGTTATGGCCCAGCCAAAAGGCAGTTTTGCTAACAATAGCAATACATTTGTTTCTGCATTGGCTGACAAATTTGGCAAGGGCGCAGAGCAAGCATTAAATCTAGCGATTCCAGGCGCATCAATTGGAACGGCTGCGGCACAGGTTCGCGCCCGCCGTGCGGGACGGCAATTTGAAGAACAATCTTTAGAACCATTAGCCGGCGTTAAAGGTAAGTCAAACCTAATTAGAGACATTCTAAGTAAAAAGGAATAAATTATGGCAGCAGTCAATCTCTCACCAATCGGCAATGGTTTTCAGTTCTTTAGTAATGATGGGCTGCCATTAAACGCCGGCAAACTTTATACCTACCAAGCTGGGTCTACTACCCCGCTTACAACTTATACAGACTCCAGCGGTCTAATTGCTAATACCAACCCCATTATTTTGGGAACGGATGGACGGCCACCGTCAACGATTTGGTTGTTAGACGGGTTTTTCTATAAATTTGTATTGGCTAATTCAAGCAATGTCACCATCCAAACCTACGACAATTTGTATGGAATTGTGAGCGCAACCCCACCAGCCGCTACTCCAATCCCTGCTGGCGGTATTTTATTATGGTCTGGCTCAATTGGATCAATTCCCGCTGGCTATGTTTTATGTAATGGCTCAAATGGTACGCCAGACCTGCGAGACCGTTTTATCGTAGGCGCTGGGTCTACTTATGCGGTTAATGCTACTGGTGGCTCTGCGGACGCTATTGTGGTTACCCATAACCATACGGCAACTTCTACGGTTACAGACCCTGGCCATAAACATAATGCAATAACACAGGTAAGCGGTGGATCGGGCGCAGGAAATCAGTATGCAAACTCATTTGCTGGATCAACTGACACTACCTCAACTTTAATGATTCAGACCAATACAACAGGAATTACTGTAGCTACAACGACTGCTAATTTTGGTACAAGCGGAACTAATGCTAACCTGCCTCCTTATTATGCTCTCTGCTACATAATGAAAACCTAATATGGAATGGCAAACGATTATCAATATTGGCCTTGGATGCGTTATTGCATCTATTGGCTGGTTTGCAAGAGAACTTTGGGATTCTGTTAAAGAATTGCGCAGAGACATCCACCAGATTGAAAAAGACCTGCGGGAACTGTATGTGCGCCGTGATGACCTAAAAGAAGTACGGGTTGAAATGGCCGCACGGTTTGACAAGCTGGAAAGCATCATGGCATCGTTTTTTGACCGATTAAACGATAAGGCAGACAAGTAATGGATGTGCCATACAATAACGGGAAAATTAAAATAGGTTCGCAATACGACCGAAACCCGTTAAGGCCAAAGTACATTGAAAGTGACGAGGATATGCTGGAGTTGCAGAGTTACCTAATTCACGACCCACGCATCCTAAATCAGCAGTATTGGGCTAAGAGGATTTATATAGTAATCCTATTATTTATATTAACCGTCATGCTCATGGCCAACTAAATGTTAACTACCATACTTAATATGTTTGCTTTATTTGTCGCAATTTTTGCGGTCTTAATCTTTACGGTCTTGTTTGCTTTCTTCCTATTTATTATGTTTGCCTGCGTCTGTATTGGCTGGAGAGAAATCAACTCAACGCCGATAGCGGATATATGGCAAAGAATCAAAAAATGATGACATATGGCAGACGAACTAGGTTTATCGGCTGGTGCCAAAGGTATCAGCGAGGGCATGAAAACCGGTAGAGAAGCCGGTAGAGAAATTGGTAAGAATATTGAGGAAGTACAGAAGGAAGCAGTAGATGTTGCAAAGCAGCAAGCAAACGCAAGAATACGGGAACGCAGGGAAGCGGAGTTAAGGAAAGAACGGGCAATATTTAAAGCCCTAGAGGAGTACAAACACCGCAAGAAGATTTCCGATGAGGAGTACCAGCTGCGCATAGATTTTATTAAGAAGTACGGCACTAAGGAATGGCAGAAGCTAATAGACATTAAGGCCGAGATTGAAAAGCTAGAAAAAGAGGATAAGAAGTATTTTGATGCGGAGTTGGCAAAGGTTAAATGGGTGCAGTTCTGGTGTTTTTTGGTGGCAGCATGGATTGCTTATTACATGGTATGGGGTTCTAAAAAATGAATAAATATGACTTACTCGTAGCTACTTGGATGGCAGCAATTTTGTTTATTTGTATGGGGATTAATTCATGGATGCGTTATTAGGAATACTTAAAGGGGTTGCGCCCGTACTAGCTACTGCGGTTGCTGGCCCAGCCGGTGGCGCTGCCGTAGGTTGGATTGCAAGCAAACTAGGGATTGATGACGCTACTGTTGAGGGAGTAACCCAGGCCTTAACTGGTAATCCAGAAATGACCTTAAAGTTGAAAGAATTAGACCTTGAGTACGCCAAACTGGAAGTTGCTGACCGCAACTCTGCTCGCCAGGCTTATGCCGCGGTAGCCACATCTGAACACGCAACTAAACTAGATAAGGTTGTAGTGCCTGTCTTAGCCCTTGGTGTCGTAGGATTGGCATTTTTCTTAATTGGGATATTGATGTTTGTTGATACGCCAGACAACCAGCAACAACTGGTTATTTTTGCTCTTGGGTTTATAACCTCGGCTGCGGGCCAAGTCTTATCGTTTTACTTTGGTTCAAGCCAAGGCAGCAAGAGCAAAACCGAAGAAATGAAAGGAATGCTTAAAAAATGATTACCCCACTTAGCCTACACTTTACCCTTGAAGAATTAACCATTACCGACCACCGGCAGTTTGATAACACGCCAAACCCCGATGAATTGGCCAACTTAAACCGTCTGGCTAAGTTCTTAGAGCAGGTCAAAACCGTCTTAGGCGGTAAGCCCGTAATGATTAATTCGGCTTTTCGTTGCAAGCAGGTCAATGATGCGGTTGGGTCAAAAGACACTAGCCAGCACCGAGTTGGTTGCGCTGCGGATATTCGCATCCCAGGCATGACCCCCGATGAGGTGGTTAAAACCATTATGGCTGCCGGACTTGGTTACGACCAGATTATCAGAGAGTTTGACCGCTGGACCCATATCTCAATCCCTAATAACCCAGAAGATAAACCTAGGCAACAGGCATTGATTATTGATCGCAGCGGTACTCGTCCTTATGCTTAGTAAAGCGGTGCGCAAGTAACATCCACCACAATATCGCGGGTCATACCGCCAACCTTGCGCTTACCGTAAATGACAACGGCTCTGGTTCTAGCAACCTGGCAATCCTGAATGGCCGTGACCACCTCAAGACGGCTCATAGAATGGACCTTTTCATCAACTATCAACTCCTGCTCTGGCATGGCGTTTTTGTCGGGCAAGATGCCACAACCACTTAAAAACAGTAAACAAACACCGGCTATGATCATTTTCATAACTCCCTCCTAGAATGGGTTGTCATCGTTGATGTCACCCGCATATGCCCGTGAGGGGTATTTTTGAGCGATTGGAGGCGTTTGTGGCTGCGAGTCGGGTTTAGACCCAGCAAACTCTAATTCGCCTACCCTAGCCCTTAAAGTCACGCCCTCGGTGCCATCTTTGCGCTTATAGGTTTCTACATGGGGTTCGGTCATGCTGACAAACAAAAGCTGGCCTTTGGTGAGGTAGGGTTTTAACTTTTCGCACCGCTCCCCCCACATAGTCCCGTTGATCCATTGGGTCGGCTGCTTACCGTCAACCTTACGGCCGTAAGAAAACGCCAAGGACAAATCCATAATGGCCTTACCATCTGGCGTATAGCGAACCTCTACATCATTGCCCAAGCGGGCTAATCCGATCATTAACATTAAAAACTCCCTTTATCAAAATAATTCGATTCGTCATTAAAAAACTCAAATAGTGAATCGCACTCGGCTAAAAACTTCTCGGCAGCTGCCTCAACCTCTGCCAACTCCTCTGGGGTCGGGACATATTTTTTGATAAATAGGTCTTTCCCCTCGCCCATGCGCGGGTCGTAAGACACAAACCAAACATCCTTGCCGGTGCAGGCCGATTGCAAAAGCATCTGCGGCTTGTATTCAACAGGGATAACCTGATTGGCCACATACTTCATATGAGTTTTGGTCTTTGGGCATTTGACCTCAATCAAGCAGCCGTCAGAAACAAACCCGTCTGGGCTCACCCCGCAGTTTGGAATACTGGGATGGTCAATAAAACCGACATCCTTAACCATCAAC